ATGATATATAAGTTCTATTCTTTCAATGAAAACAATATTACTGCTTTTGAAAGTTATTCAGTTTGGTTTTCTAAACCAAAAAATTTCAATGACCCTTTCGAAGGTATATACATTGATAACACGCAAGAAATGAGTGATGATGAATTTATAAAGTTCTGCAGAGAAAACAGGAAGGGGGAAACCTTTATAAATATATTCACTCCACCTAAAAACTTTGATGAATGGCTTATGGAAATATATGTAACCGGAAAGGCGACAGAATACCGTAAAGAGTTTCAACGTCGAGGAAAAATCGCTCTAAAAATGCACCAAGAAAGTTTTTATGAAAGTGGGGTTTGCTGCTTTATCATGGATGAAGACACTAATCCAATAGCCAACACACTAATGTGGGGACATTATGGTGATGGTTTGAAAGGATATGCGCTAGGAATATCAAAAGAACCACATAAAATTTTTGACGGTAATGACATTGCCAATTTTCCAGTAAAATACAAACCAGAACCACCTAAGCTAAACGCGACTGAAATGATAAAATCTTTAATAGGAAAGGAGAGCAGAAATCTTACTTTAAAAGATATTGAGGTCGCACTTAAAATAGTTAACACAAAACATGATAAGTGGGATTATGAAAAAGAACTTAGATTTATATCATTAAAAAGGGGGAATCAGTTGGTCAGATATAGTGAAAATTCTATAGACTCCATTTATATAGGGGAAAAAATGCCATCGTGGCAAAAAACCACGCTCATTCATATTGCAAAAAAGAACGGCATAAGAAATTTCTTTGAGGCAAAAGTTAATAAAAAAGCATATTCCGTCAGTCTCGAACGTGTCACAGTGGACTAAATAAGATCCGTTATCCCGCTCGGAAACTGCTGGGTATGACCGAGCAATAACGCGACGCACAGGATGACATCCAGCTCACCTTGCTCACTAAAGAGTGGTGATCAACACGACCAGTGTATCCGCCGTAGATACACTGGTAACCCCTCGCCTTACCTGCCATTGCCCAAAACAATGGCCCCATGCACCCGACCACAACCGAACTCAAACGCCTGATCGACAACCTGATCCGCATTGGCACCGTCACCGCCGTGCGCTCTGGGGAGTGTCGCGTCAAAACCGGCGACATCACCACCAACTGGCGGCCCTACACAGCAGAACAGGCTGGGGCTAACCGTACCCGCCACCGCCTGAGCCTGGGCGAGCAGGTGATCCTGCTCTCCGTCAGCGGCGATCTGCGCAATGCCTATATCGTCGGCCGCCTCAATGCTGACCAGTTCCCCGAACCGTTGGCCGAAGATGACAACCCGGATCTCGACCGTACCGAATACGCCGATGGCGCCATCATCGAATACAACCCGGCAACCGGGGCGCTCAATGCCACCGGCATCAAGCAAGCCACTATCACCGCCAGTGTCAGCGTCACTCTCGATACTCCCAAGACCATCTGCACCAACCTGCTGCAAGCCAAGCGCCTCACCTGTGACACCGCCAAAGTGGGCGACATCGAGGTGACAGAGCACGGCCACAAAAAAGTGCAGCCGGGCGATGGCCAATCAGGGGGGCCGGTATGAACTGGCTCGGCATGAATGCCGCCAATGGCCGCGCCATCAGCGCCACCAACCACATCATCCAGTCGGTGCGCGACATCCTCATCACCCCGGTGGGTTCGCGGGTGATGCGCCGCGACTACGGCAGCGAGCTCTTTTACCTCATCGACATGCCCCAGCATCAGGCCACCCGTTTGCGACTGATGGCCGCCACCGTGCAGGCCATCATCAACTGGGAACCCCGCATCACCGTCACCCGCGTCGATGTGCTGGGCGGCGGCATGGATGGAGCCCTCACCATCGAGCTCACCTGGCAGCGCAAAGATGGCGGCGCCCTGGAGTCTGCGACCATCCCCATTCCCACAGGAGCCGCCCAGTGAGCAATGTAGACCTGACCCAGCTCCCGCCGCCGGAAGTCGAGGAAACCCTCGACTTTGAAGCCATCTTGGCCAAGCGCAAAGCCACCCTGATCAGCTACTACCCGGCAGACCAGCAGGCGGCCATCGCTGCCACGCTGGAACTTGAATCAGAGCCGCTTAACAAGATGCTGCAGGAGAACGCCTACAACGAAATGATCCTGCGGGCTCGCATCAACGATGCAGCCAAGCAGACCCTGCTCGCCTTTGCCAGTGGCACCACCCTTGACCATGTGGCCGGCGAATATGAACTCGAACGCCTGCTGGTCACCCCGGGCGACCCCAACGCAACCCCGCCCATCGAGCCGGTGTATGAATCTGATGACCGCCTGCGCATGCGCTGCCAAATGGCCTATGAGGGCATGGCCACGGCGGGCCCGGTCAATGCCTACAAGTTTCACGCCCTCTCGGCCAGTGCCGAGGTGGCCGATGTCGCCGTCGATAGCCCCACCCCGGGCACCGTCAGAGTGACCATCCTCTCACCGGCAGGCCAGCCGAGCGCCGACACCCTCAATCTGGTCGAGCAGGCGCTCTCTGCCGAAGACGTTCGCCCGCTCTGCGATCTGGTGGCGGTCGAACCCGCCCAGATCAAACCCTATGCCGTCGATGCCACCCTCAACGCCATCGGTCTGGGTAAAGAGCAGGCCATCGCTGCAGCGAAAGAGGCTATGGCCAAGACGGCCGCCGCTTACTACCGGGTCGGGGCCACCGTCCCGCTTTCCGCCATCTATGCCGCCCTGCACCAGCCGGGGATCGACAGCGTCACCCTGCGCGCGCCGCTGACCGATGTCACCTGCAGCGCGCAGCAGGCCGCCAAACTCACCTCCATCAACATCGACTAAGGACACCACCATGGCAAACGCCCTCTATGACAAAGGCCGCGAAAAGTTTCTCACCGGCGCCATCAATGCCAGTGCCGACACCCTCAAGTGTGCCCTGCTCAAGAGCACCTATGCGCCAACCCTTGCCAGCGACGAGTTTTACAGCGGGATCTCGGCCCATGTGGTCGGTACCCCGCAAACCCTCACCAGCAAAACCGTGGCCGCTGGCGTGCTCGATGCGGCCGATGTCACCTTCACCGCCGTACCAACCGCCAACGTGAACTACTGCGCTATCTACAAAGATACCGGCACCGCCGCGACCAGCCCGCTGATCGCCCTGTTCGATACCGCAGCGGGCCTGCCGGTCAGCACCAACGGCGGCGACATCATCATCGCCTGGGACAACGGCCCCAATAAGATCTTCAAGCTCTGATGGCAACCCTCTATCCCGTCTGGCGTGGGTCGCTCACCTATCACGACGGCACCCTGTCACATGACGGGGCAGCCCTCTATCGGGGCACCGTACAAGGACCGGATGATCCGGCGCCGGAGGCCATTGCCGGGGTCAGTGTCGGCCTGACAGTGGCAGGGATAGAAGCAGACCAAGCCGGGATGGCATCGCTCACTCAGTGCGCCAAGCCAACCGGGATCAGCCAGTTTGCAGCCGGGGCCAACAAGCTGGCCAGCCGCGCCAAGGCCATCGCTATCACCGATGGCGCACAGGGTGAACCCGCGACGATCATCCGGGCCACGGTTGCAACAATGGGCGATCTGCTCGCCATGGGGGCGGCTGACATGTCAACACAGATAACCCTTGCCGGGCTTGATGCGGGGATGCTCGGCACGGCGGGAGTAAGAACCCGGCTCGGTACCGGCGGATTACAGCCTGATGCCATCGAGGTGCCGACCATTCAGCAACGGCTGGCTCCTGCAGGGTTCGATCTCGGCATCATCGGTAGCCACAAGGCCCAGGTGCGACAGACCATCGGTGATCTGGCTGACGGTCAGCAAGGTGAACCATTGCTGAAAACCAAGCTGGCGCAGGCGGCAACCGCCTTTACCGGCGCCATGGGCGCACCGATCGCCAAGTACGCCCAGATCATCTACCCGATGGCGCCAGCCCTGCCAGCAGCAACCCAGCCAGCCCTGACCATCACCCTGGCACACGATGGACTTGAGCCCCCATTGGTAGGCCCGTTCACCACCATCACTCGCTTGGCGAGCCAAGGGGTCGATGCCGGTGGCATGGGGTCGCACAAGGTGCATCGCCTGCCACTGGCAACCCCAGCCACTCGCGATCTGCTGCCACCATCGGCGAGCAGACTGGAGCACCTGACTGCCGTCACCTTGGCCTACAACCTGACCCCCGAGCTCATCACCTCCACCCGCTTTGCCGACACCTGCCCGGCGCCGCTGCTGCCATGGCTGGCATGGGCACGCTCGGTGGACTGGTGGGAGCTGGCGGAATCGGAAGACCAGCAGCGGGCGCTGATCAAAGCCTCCTACCGGCTGCATCAGCGCAAGGGGACCCCGTGGGCCATCAAGGAAGCGCTCAATGTGCTGGGCTTTGGTGACAGCACCATCATCGAGCGCGCCACCGGCCGCCGATATGACGGCACCCTCAGCTACAACGGCAACGAACCCCACGGCGACCCGACCCGCTGGGCGGTCTATCGGGTCATCCTGACCCGTCCGGTCACCACCGAACAGGCCAACCGCATCAAGCGCCTGTTGGCAGAGATGGCGCCTGCCCGCTGCCACCTCTCCGCGCTCGATTACACCCGGGCGCCCGTTACCTACAACGGCGCCGCAACCTACAACGGCAACTACAACCACGGAGCCTCGTGATATGGCGAATTTACAAGAGGTCGTCAGCTGGGAGGCTGGCATCTACCAACTCGAAACCGGTGATCCGGTGCTGGGCGGCCCGGGCGGCATCTCCAACAAGCAGGCGCAAGCGCTGGCCAACCGTACCGCCTACCTGAAAAAACACGTTGATGACCTAGAGGGTGGCAACACGGCGGCGGGCAAGGCTGACAAACTCAGCACTGCTCGCAATATTGCTCTGGCTGGCGATGTCACCGGTCAGGCGGCATTTGATGGCAGCGGCAACATCACCATCACCGCCACCTATAAAAACTCGGGAGTGACTGCTGGCACCTATCGCTCGGTAACAGTGGATAGCAAAGGCAACATCACCGCCGGTACCAACCCCACTACTCTGGCGGGCTATGGCATCACCGATGCCGTCCCCAGCGCACAGAAAGGCGCTGCCAATGGGGTGGCGACACTCGATGGCAGTGGCAAGGTCCCCGTCAATCAGATCCCGGCTACTGCCATCACCGACACCTTTGTCGTCAGCACCCAGGCCGCCATGCTGGCCCTGACCGCCGAGGTCGGGGATCTGGCCGTGCGAACCGATCTCAACAAGAGCTTCATCCTGCGGGTTGCGGGCGCCGCCACTCTGGCCAACTGGCAAGAACTGCTCACCCCGACTGACTCGGTGCAATCGGTGGATGGCATGACCGGGGCGGTGACCATCGCCACCGCTAGTGAAGCCGTGAAAGGTAAGGCGCAGATCGCCACCCAGGCAGAAGTGAATGCCGGTACCGATGACACCAAATTCGTCACAGCCAAGAAGCTGTTGGCATGGGTCAAGCAAGCCACCGAGACCGTGGCTGGTCTGGTCAGGTTTGCCACCGCCGAAGAGGCCATCGCCGGGACCAACACCCTGGCGGCCATGAATCCTCTGCGGGTGATGGACACTATCAAGCAGTTGCTGGTCGGTGTCCCGCTGCCTTGGCCCATGGCAACCCCGCCGAGTTGGGGGATGATCTATCAAGGGCAGGCATTCTCAGCAGTGGAGAACCCCATTTTGGCACAGCGATATCCCTCGCTGGTTCTGCCTGACTTGCGGGCCGAATTTATTCGGGGGCTTGATGCCGGGCGAGGAAAAGACACCGGTCGCCAAATCCTCTCGCTACAAAGCGCATCACTCATTGTGGGGGAAACGGCCGACCGAGTGGTGTCCCTGAGCCGCATGCAAAACGTCAAATCCTACTACTTCGATACGCTGACAGATGCGACCTCACAAATTGCCATGTCTTCCATCCAGGGCACGAACAACACGGTCAACACACCGGCCTCCACGTATGTGGGTGGCGCACGGCCGACTTCACTGGCCTTCTTGTGGATCACGATTAAGGGCTAAATATGACGATTGAATTTGATGAACAAGGCTTTGCGAACCGCTCCGGCTGGCTCACCACCTATCAATGTCACCCCATCACCGGTGAGCTACTGGGACAGGGTGAGTCGTATGTCACTCAAGGTTCAGGGCTGCCCGCAGGGGCCTATCTTGATGAACCTCCGACAGCAGGGAATAACCAGATCCCCGTCAGAACATCCAGAGAAACAGGATGGGCACTGTGGGATGACTATCGGGGCGAGATCGCCTATGCCATTGATACCAAAGCGCCCGTACCGGTGAACTGGCTGGGGGAGCTCCCCTCTGATCTGACCCTGCTCCAGCCAGGTGAACACGACCGCTGGGATGGCAAACAGTGGGTATTCGATCCCGCGCTGCAGAGCCAGCACCAGCTTGATGCAGCAAAACAAACCCAACACAGCAAGCTGGAGGCCTCAGATAAGCAAATTGCTATCTTGAAGCCCGCGGTCGATGGGGGTTATGCCAAGCCTGCGCACACCCAACTGCTGGCCGACTGGCAGCGTTACCGCTACGAGCTGACCCTGGTGCCGGAGCAATCCGACTGGCCAGCATCACCACAATGGCCCATCGAACCGGACAAGGTCATCTAACCACCCACCAACGCAACCACCCCGCCCTGTGCGGGGTGTGTCGTTACTGCCGCCCGTCACCCCATTGTCACCGCCGTTCCAGTGTATCCACGCCAGATACACTGGCCGCCGCTCGCCTGCCATCCCCTGCCCCTGCATCCTGACCCTGTTCACATCACCTGCATTACCTACGCAAAGAATGCTCCGTCCGGACAACAGGAGAACCTATGGCACTGGACCAATTCCACCACGGCGTGCGCGTCGTCGAAGCGACCGAGGGTACCCGTACCATCCGCACCATCGCCACGGCGGTGATCGGCATGGTCTGCACCAGCGAAGACGCCGACGCCACCTACTTCCCCCTCGACAAGCCTGTGCTGATCGCCAACCTGCCGGCGGCCATCGCCAAGGCGGGCAGCGAGGGGAACCTCAAGCGCTCGCTGCAAACCATCTATGACACCGTCAACACCATCGTTATCGCCGTGCGCGTGGCCAAAGGCACTGACGCGGCAGCCCTGACCAGCAACATCATCGGCACCATCAAGCCCGATGGCAGCTACACCGGCCTCAAGGCACTGGAGCGGGCCACCCCGGCCACCGGCGTCAAGCCGCGCATCCTCTGCGTGCCGGACAACTGCACCCTGCCGGTATCCACAGCCCTCGCGGGCATGGCCAAGAAGCTGCGCGCCTTTGCCTACGTGCCGACCATCGCCGAGACCGTCGAGGCCGCGCTGGCCTACCGTGAAAACTTCTCCAGCCGTGAGCTGATGCTGGTGCATGCTGACTGGACCGCGTGGGACGTTGCCACCAATGCCAGCATCAAGCTCGATGCCTGCCTCAAGGCCGCCGCCATGCGGGCGCTGATCGACAAAGAGATTGGCTGGCACAAGACCCTGTCGAACGTCGGCGTGACCGGGGTCGATGGCATCACCAAAAACCTGTTCTGGGATCTGCAAGACCCCGACACCGAGGTCGGCCTGCTCAACGCCAACGAAGTCACCGCCCTGATCCGCTCTGACGGCTTTCGCTACTGGGGCAACCGCACCTGCTCCGATGATCCCCTGTTCGCCTTCGAGAACTACACCCGCACCGCCCAGATCCTGGCTGACACCATGGCCGAGGCGCACATGTGGGCCAACGACAAGCCGCTGCACCCTTCCCTGGTCAAAGACATCGTCGAAGGGATCAAGGCCAAGGGGCGCGAGCTGGTGAACGGCGGTTACTTGCTCGGGTTTGACTGCTGGTACAACGAGGAGCTCAACGACAAGGACACCCTCAAGGCGGGCAAGCTGCGCATTGATTACAACTACACCCCGGTGCCGCCACTCGAAGACCTCGGTTTCATCCAGCGCATCACCGATTCCTACCTCATCGACTTCGGCGCCCGCGTCGCGGCCGCAGCATAAGGAGCCACCATGGCACTGCCAAGAAAAGTCAAACAGCTCAACATGTTCACCGACGGCACTAACTGGGTGGGTGAAGCGGAAGACTTCACCTTTGCAAAACTCTCCCGCAAGTTCGAAGCCTATCGCGGCGGCGGCATGGGCGGCGCCGTCAACATCGACATGGGGCTGGATGACAGCGCTCTCGATACCTCTTTCACCATGGGCGGCTACAGCGCCGAGATCCTGGGCAAGATGGGCAATGGCAAGATCGACGGCATCGCCCTTCGCTTTGCCGGTTCCATCCAACGTGATGATGTCGTCGGTGTGCAGGCCGTAGAAGTATTCACCCGAGGCCGCTTCAAAGAGATCGACTGGGGCACCGCCAAGGTCGGCGATAACAGCCAGGCCAAGGTCACCATGGTTAACACCTACTACAAAGTGACCATTGACGGGGCCGTCATCCACGAAATCGACTTGCTCAACATGATCGAGATCGGCCCCGATGGCGTCGACCGCATGGCCGAGCACCGCAAAGCCATCGGCCTCTAACCCATTCACCCATCCAACGGGTGGCACACTGCCGCCCTAACCACATCAACAACAGGAACCTACACCATGGAACAGAAAGAAATCACCCTCGACACCCCGATCCAGCGCGGCGAGAGCACCCTCAATAGTCTGACCATCCGCAGCCCCAAAAAGGCGGGCCACCTGCGCGGGCTCAACACCATGGACATCGTCCAGATGAACGTCGATACCCTCATCAAACTGCTGCCCCGCATCACTGACCTGACCGAAAAAGAAGTGAACGACATGGATCCGGCTGACCTGCTCAAAGCCGGAGTCGTGGTGGTCGGTTTTTTGATGGGCTCGCAGCAGGAGGCTTACCTCACTGCATAGATGACCTGATGGCCGAGATTGCCATCATCGCCCACTGGCCGCCGTCCGAGATGGCGGCCATGGAGATCAGCGAGCTGATGGGCTGGCACCAACGCCTCGTTGAGACTCACAACCGCATCAACGGGGCAGAACAACAATGAACCCTCTCAAACTGCAAATCCTGCTTAATGGGATCGACAAGCTCACCGCCCCCCTCAAGGCAGCCAGCGGCCAGAGCCGCATCACCGCCAAAGACCTGGTCGACACGAAAAAGCGCATCAAGGAGCTGGAAGCCCAGAGCGGCCAGATTGATGGCTATCGCACCCTCGGCCAGCAGATTGGCGCAACCCGCGCCCAGCTGACCCAAGCCCAGCGCGATGCCCAGCAGATGGCGCAGCAGTTCGCCAAGGTCGAGCAACCGACCAAAGCCATGACCCGCGCCATGGAGCAAGCCAAGCAGAAGGTGCGCGACCTCTCCCAGCAAGAGCGGGAAATGGTCGCCCGTCATGGCAGCCTGAAACGGGCCATGGGCGAGGCAGGCATCAACACCAAACAGCTGGGCCAGCACCAGCGCCAGCTCAAGAGCGATATGGCCGCAGCCAACAGCCAGCTCGACCAGCAGCGGGCCAAGCTGGGCCAGCTGGCCGACCAGCAAAAGCGCCTCAACCAGATCAAAGCCAGCTACGACAAAACCATGTCGATGCGCGGCACTCTGGCGGGCTATGGCGCTGCAGGGATGGCCACCGGGGCCGCCGCCATCTACAAGGGCACCAATATCGCGGGCAAGGCGATGGGCTTTGATGTCGATATGTCCAAGGTGCAGGCGATCACCCGGTTGAGCAAAGAGAGCAGCGAACTGGCCGCCCTGCGGGCTCAGGCGCGGGAGCTCGGCGCCAATACCGCCTTCACAGCGGGCGAAGCCGCGCAAGGTCAGGGCTTTCTGGCCATGGCCGGTTTCACCCCCAAGGCAATCCGTGACGCCATGCCCGGGGTGCTCGATATCGCCAAGGCGGGCGGCGTCGAGATTGCTGCCGCCGCTGACATCGGGTCCAACATCCTGACCGGCTTCAAGCTGCCGGCCAACCAGATGACCCGCTTGGGGGATGTGATGGTCGGCACCTTCACCCGCGCCAACGTCGACTTGCAGATGCTGGGCGAAACCATGAAATACGTGGGGCCGGTGGCGGCAGGGCTCGGGGTCGACCTTGAAACCGCCTCCGCCATGGCGGGCAAGCTGGGAGATGCGGGTATTCAGGGGAGCATGGGCGGTACCGCGATCCGCGCCATTCTCGGTCGCTTGGCCTCTCCGCCCAAGGCCGCGCACGATGCGCTGGCCGCCCTCAACGTCAAGACAGCCGATGCGGCGGGCAACCTGCGCTCGTTGCCCGATATCCTGGACGAGCTCTATAAGAAAACCAGCAAGATGGGGGACGCTACCCGCTCGGGCTACTTCAAGGCCATCGCCGGCGAAGAGGCGTTTGCCGCCCTGACCGTGCTGACCGAGCAGGCAGGTTCCGGCAAGCTGCAGGAGCTGATCGCCACGTTGAAGCAAACGCAGGGGGAAGCGGGCAAGGTTGCCAAGGTGATGGCCGATAACGCCATCGGCGACCTGGACAACCTCACCTCCGCCTGGGATGACGTGGGCATCCAGATGATGGAGACCGAAAACGGCCCACTGCGTGGCATTATCCAGCGCGTCACCGAGATCATCCAGGTCACTGGCGACTGGATGCGGGCCAACCCTGAGCTCACCTCGACCCTGACCCGTATCGCGGCGGTCACCGCCTTAGCGGCTGCCGCTGGCGGATCGCTGCTGCTGATTGTGGCCGGTCTGCTGGGGCCACTGGCCGCCATCAAGATGGGGCTTTCAACCCTGCTGGTTTATGGCGGCCCGCTGCTGACCTTCATCAAGGCGCTGACCATGGGCATGGTCAGGCTCGGCATTGCCATGCTTACCACCCCGATCGGCTGGTTCATCATGGGGATTGTGGCAATCGCGGCCGGGGCCTACCTGCTCTACAAAAATTGGGATGGGGTCACCCAATGGTTCAGCAACCTATGGGCCCAGTGCAAGGCCCCTGCTCTCGCCTTCTGGGATCTGCTGAAAGAGCTCTTCTCATGGACCCCCATCGGCATGCTGATCATGCACTGGGACGAGATCTGGGCCTTCTTCGATACCCTGCCAGCAGGGGCCGCCAACAAGGGTAAGGCCATCATCGACGGCCTGATTGGCGGCATCAGTGCCAAGTGGGAGAGCTTGAAGAACAAGATCAAGGCCCTCACCGACCTGCTGCCGGACTGGATGAAGGGGGGCGGCTCGGTCACCGCCAACGTCAATCCGTCCGGCTACCTCACCGGCAACTACAACACCCCGGCCATGGCGGGCGGGCCGGGATACGGCCCACGCATCGTCACCCCCGTGCGGCCAGTGGCCAGAAGCAACAGCACCACCCAGATCAACGCCCCGATCCACATCGTTCAGCAGCCAGGGCAATCCGGTGCCGATGTGGCGAAAGAGGTGCGCCGCGAACTGGATCGGCGCGAACGCCAGGCGGCCGCCAGTGGTCGCGCCTCCCTGACCGACCGCAACTAAGGAGCAACCACCATGATGATGACCCTGGGCTGGTTCGTGTTTATGCGCTCGACCGTGGCCCCGCAATCCCAACAAGACGAAAAATCATGGCGCCACCCGGGCAATAACCGGGTCGGTGCCCGCCCCTCATATCAGTACCTCGGGCCAGATGACGAGCTCAGTCACTTAAGCGGGGTGCTCTATCCAGAGCTCACCGGCGGGCCAGTCTCCCTCGATATGCTCAATAGCATGGGCGACAGCGGCCAAGCCTTCCCCCTGATCCAGGGAGATGGCGTGATGCGTGGCTCCTTCGTGATAGAGGGGATCAGCACCACCCGCAGCGAGTTCTTCCAGGATGGAAGCGCCCGAAAAATCGAATTCAGCATCAAGCTAAAACGGGTCGATGACAACGACAGTTCCTTCGGCAACACCTTACTCGGGCGCACCGCGGGCAACCTGCTGGGTAGATTGGGCGTTGGCACGCTGCTGAACACGGTGGGCGGCAACCTTGGGGGGCTGCTCTGATGGGGGCATTCGACCAGTTCGGTACCCGATTGGCTGAAAACCTTGGTATCACCAGCCAGCTGGATGTTCTGCGCCAACAACATCCGGCGCCCGCCTATCAGGTACGGGTCGATGGCAGCGATGTCTCGAGCACCCTGCGCCCACGTTTGATGCACATGACCATCACCGATAACCGGGGCTTTTCGGCCGACACCATCGAGATCGCCCTTGATGACAGTGACGGCAAGCTGGCCATGCCGCGCCGTGGGGCTTCCCTGCAAGCCAGCATCGGCTGGCAAGGCGGCCCCCTGGTCGATAAAGGCACCTTCAAAATTGACGAGGTGGAACACGGCGGCGCCCCGGATGTGCTCACCATCCGGGGCAAGTCGGCAGACCTGCGCGGCGGCATGAACAAACTGCGCGAGCGCAGCTGGCACTTCGAGACCATTGGCGCCATCGTCGAGCAGCTGGCCGCCCGCTATGGCCTGACCCCAAGCATCGGTGAAGCCTTCAAGGGGATGGTGATCGACCACATCGACCAGACCAACGAGAGCGATCTGGCCTTTCTCACCCGCTTGGCGACCGAGCAGGATGCCATCGCCACCGTCAAATCAGGCCGTCTGATGTTTATCAAGGCGGGCAACGGCACCACCGCCAGCGGCAAGCCACTCCCAGCCATCACCATCACCCGCCAGGACGGCGATCAGCACCAGTTCTCGGTGGCAGACCGCGACGCCTACACCGGTGTCATCGCCTACTGGCAAGACAACAAGGCCGCCGAAAAGAAGAAAATCGAGGTGAAGCGCAAGCGAAAGACCAAACCGAAGGAGGAACGACCATTACCACCGGGGGTGGTGGTCAACAAGAAGGAGAACGAGCTGCTGGTTGGTGACAGTGAGAACGTCAAGGAGCTGCGCCACGTTTACGCCAGCCAGAGCAACGCCATGCGGGCCGCCCGGGCAGAGTGGGAAAAGCTACAGCGCGGCGTGGCCGAGTTCCAGATCACCTTGGCCAGAGGCCGCCCCGAACTCTACCCGGAACAACCCACCGCGGTCAGGGGCTTCAAACCACAAATCGACGAGGCCGACTGGCTACTCACCCAGGTGGTTCACGACCTCACCGATCAGGGCTACACCAATCGCCTGCAACTCGAAGTGAAACTGGCAGAGCTGCCGGAGTGATATCTGGATGCGAGAAGGGCCCCACAATGTGGGGCCCTTCTCATTCTGCCTGACAACGCACCGAGACATGGCCAGGGAAAGGCGCCGCATGAAGTGCGCCGTCAGGCAGAGCGGCATCAT